TATTGGACAGAAGTTAAACAAGAAATAGAAGCATTATGACACCAAAAGAAAAAGCAATAGAATTACATAATAGAATTCTCAATATAACATTTGATGATAGAGATATACCAGGTGAACCTACTTGGGTATCTACAAAATGTGCATTAATAGCAGTAGATGAAATGATTAATTATTTTAGTAAAGAATCATTTATGATGGCATATCCAGAAATAGCTATTAGTGAATTACAATATTGGCAAGAAGTTAAACAAGAAATAGAAAAGCTATAACTAAATTAATATGTATTGTCATGAAGAAATACACAGGTGAAATATTACTAACAAAAGAAGCGTTTGATATATACGCACGCCAACTACGTGAAGAAACAGCTAAGCAACACGGCCTAACACTTGAGGAGTGGGATAACACCGTTCACAATGGAAGTGTTGTAGCGCCGGTGTCGGGTTCAAATCTTACCCCTAATACATAATACCCAGCAAACCAAATAAGTTATGAGATACATTACCCCAGCGGAATCACGCTACTACATTCGCTTACCATACAACAAATACAGACGTGCCGATGCATTTACGCGTATAGCAAGCGATGATGGATGGGAGGACGTAATATATTTAGCAGAGGCCGTCGTTGACGCCTCAGGTGGCGTACGTAAATCTGAGTATGTATATGTACTGGTTAATAAGTCGGTACCTAATATGGTTAAGATCGGTATGACTACTAAAACGCCCGACGAGCGTGCTCGTGATATATCTGCTGCTACCGGTGTTCCTACCCCATGGATTCCTATTTATTCTTTATCTTGTTATCGTTCTGACTTACTTGAGGAAGAGGTTCATCAATATTTTCAAACACAACGCGTTGCGGGTAATCGTGAGATGTTTGCTGTTGATTCTATTACCGCTCAAAATGTTATTGATGAATTAGGTTATAAGTATTCTACTGTATTGTGGGCTGATAGTATTGATAAAAGCGATTTTAAACGCGATTAAAGCGACTTTATTTGTCTATACACATAAGTTGATATTTTTTATTAAGTGTATTAGAATTCGTTGTTTAGTATATGAGTATATACGTAGATTTGGATGCGGGTAAGTAGCAAGTGGCTAGTAAATAGTTTTTTTATATATTTATGTGTATGCATTACAAAATTAAATTAGCAGATAAAGCTGCATTTTTAAACCGAATAGAAAAGCAAGGTATTACTGTTGATAGCTTTGATATTGTTGATAATAAATTAGGTGGATACTTTGAATTTGATGTTGAGGATCCTGAGTTGAATACATTAATAAAACAAATATTGCGACCTTCAGATATTGATAAGTTAAAAGAATATATTGCTAATACTATTCGTGAAGAATTAGCTCGTAAATAAGTACCCCTCTTAGGATAGAATCCTTTGATTGACCCAACCTTAAAAGTTGGGTTTCTTTATTTTTATAAGAAATATTTGGTAGTGCAAGATTAATATTGTAACTTCAACCTACGAGTGGTTTGAAAATAAGGAGAATGAGAAGAAATGAATGAATGGGGACGGAAAGAACCATATATTTATATATAAACATATATTATGAGATATAAAAACAACGTGTTAGATAAATTAACACAAGTAGAAACAGTAGTTAGTCGTATTCAACTACAAGTAAATAGAGGAATGAATCAAGATGATATTTTGGCTTCTCTTGACTTATTAAAAGAATCAATTGAAAATGTACGCGGTATGGTTAATGTTGAACCTGATGATTTTGCTCAACAATTCGCCGCTGCCGGACAAAATAGATAAAATATGGTAATAGCTTTTTGGGTAATTCTAGTTCATATAATTGAAGTTGTTGGAGTAGCAGTGTATTTACTTATTAGTAAAAATAGTAAGTTAGAAAAAGCTGTTATTGAACAACAACAATACATTGATGCTATTAGTATTATTATTGAAGATTCTAGTAATACTATTCAAATGTTAGATAATAAAGGTGCTTTTGAGGCGGATGATGAAGTAGGTACTTTCTTTAGAAATTTAAAGGAAATACAAAATGTACTAAATCAATTCAAGACTAGGACAAAGTAATTTGGTTATGATATTTCTTGTTATTATATTGTAATTAAAATACAATTAATGTCATATTACGAAGAAGATCTAGATGTCTTTTTAGACAGTGAACTAGGAAAAGTGGCTTTAAATAAACGTGGACAACCACGTAGACGTAAGCCAAAAGAACCCCGTATTTATTTTACTGAAGATACGGAAAATGCTATTGTTGAGTATTTAGCCTCAACCGATCAAACGTATAGAAATACTATTTATAGGGAGCGTATTGAGTATGCTTTTTATAAATTAGCTGAAAATATAATCCATACATTCAAGTTTTACTACACGGACTCTGATACAATTGAAGAGTTAAAACACGAGGTAGTAACATTCTTACTTGAAAAATTACACAAATATAACCAGGAAAAAGGTAAAGCATTTTCCTATTTTGGTACTATCGCTAAACGTTATTTAATTGTTTATAATAACAGTAACTATAAAAAGTTACAAGAACGTGCTGATGTAGAAGAAATAGATGAAGATAAAGTTATCCTCTATGATACTATTCGTGCTGCTGAGGATAAAGCCGACCCAAATACATTTATAGATCAGTATATTAGGTATATAGACAAACATTTATATACATTATTCCCTAAAACTCAGGATGCTAAAACGGCAGATGCTATTATTGAATTATTTCGCAAACGTGAAACGCTGGAAATATTTAATAAAAAAGCATTATACATTTATATTCGTGAGATAACAGATACATCTACTCCTCAAATAACTAAAGTTACTAAAAAACTAGATATATTACGTGCTAAATTGTATAATGATTATTACCAACACGGTTATATAAGGATCTAAGTACATATATTTATTGTTAAACGCAATTTATGACTAATTTCGATGATATAAAATTATTCGGTGATACATCACTATCGGATATTTTTAAACAAGCCCACAAACGTACTAAAGATACTGATAAACAAATTGCAGAGTTTATTGAAACTATACGCCCCATGGCATCTCAAACGCCCGGATATGCGATAGAATTAATGCCTGTTGTTAAAGATTTAATTGATGTTAATGTAAAAAATAATGAACAATTAATTAAAATGGCAGGTATTGCACAACGTGCCGCATCTGCTACTCAAACTCAAGATATTAATTTTATAGATATGGATGAAATTAACTCCCTGTTAGAAGAACAAAAAGATATTAATAATCAAAGTAATAAATTAATTGATCAAGCTCCTGTAATTCCTCAATTAGAACAGAAATGAGTTTTAAAATAAGAGAAAATTTAAGTGGATTAGTAGCAGCTAGTAATAGAAATGTTATTGTACCTACCTTTAAACCTAAAGTAGGTAAGGTATTTGGTATTATTACAACTGAAAATACTCCCAATAAAGTCTTATTTGATGCTAATGGTGGATTTGGGGGGATAGGAACTGTATTCTATCTTGATTATGATCAATCTAAAGATATAGAAATAACAGATTTATCTAAATGTAAAATAGCTAAACCATTTTACGCTCATTATCAAGATTATCCTTTAGTAGGAGAATTAGTAATGTTAACGGAAGCTCCTTCTCCTATATCTCAAATAGGAAATAGTTCATCTCAAAAATATTATTTAGGAGTTGTTAATATTTGGAATAATAATCAACAAAACGCTCCTGGTACTGGAATTTTAGGGAAAACATATTCTGAAAAATCTGATGTTAGAAATTTACTTTCATTTGAAGGAGATAGAATATATCAAGGTAGAAAGGGAAATGGAATTAGATTTGGTAGTACTGTTTCTTCTCATTCTAATATAAATGAATGGAGTAGTGTAGGCAAAAATGGAGATCCTATTACTATATTAGTAAATGGATATATAACTACAGATTCTAGTTCTTTAGCTCCAAACGTAGAAGAAATTAATAAAGAACAAGCTTCTATTTATTTAACTACTTCTCAGCTTTTACCTCTACAACCAGATAAAAAAGATACTTTAAATCCAATAACCCAACCTTTATTACCTAACCAATATAATTCTTCTCAGGTAATATTAAATGCAGATAGAATTACTCTCAACTCTAAACGAGATGAAGTAATGATTTTTGCTACTACAAATATTGAATTAAATACTAATAATGTAATTAATTTAAATGCTGGTGGTTATACGCATATTAATTCGCCTAAAGTTAATTTAGGTACTAATTCTGATGGTACTTTACCTACAGAACCACTATTATTAGGTGGTAAAACACATGATTTATTATTAAATATGTGCCAAACATTACAAAATTTAGCATATTATTTATCTATAGCTGTATCAACAGAAGCGGGTTCTCCTCTTCCTTCTATTAATGATGGTGGTACTCAATTATTTAATGACATAACTGGATTATTAAATGATTTAGAAAAAATTCAATCTACTCAAAACTTTACTGTATAATGGGGATAAGTAATAAAAATGAAAATATATCTTCTTTAGTATCAAATCCTGGTACTTTAAATACTTTAAAGAATACTACTCCTAAAACATTTGGAGATCAAGCTTTAAAAGTAGGTACTGCTGCTGCTATAACAGCTGTTCTTACTAATCCTTTAGTTAAATTAGAAAAACAAAAATTAGATTTAGTAACTGAAGGAATAAAATTAGATATAGATCATCAAAAAAATCTATTTGATCTTCAAATTAAACATACTCCGGCTAAAAAAGTAGTAAACGGAGAAACTCAAGATATTCCTGCTGAATTAAATGATAAAGAATACGAGGCTGCGGTTGCTGCTGAAAATGCTAATTATGCTGCTTCTGTAAAAATATTAAATAAGAAAAAAGATAAAAATCAAAAGGATATAAATGCTTATTTAAAAGATCCTTTTGCTAAACAAAAAGAAGCAGCTAGAAAAAGAAAAGAAGCTAGAAAAAAAGCTAAAAATAGAACTAAAGCTGAAAAATCAAAAGCTAGAAAAGATAAAATTAAAGCAGTATTAAAAAACGCTAAAAAAACATTAGTACCAATTATATCTTTATTTTTAACAAACGCTATAGCAGAAATAATAGCTCAAAATGATACAATAAAAAAATTAGTAGATGATACTAATACTACTATTACTAATGCTAATATATCAAACGATCCTGTACAATTACGAAATGCTCAATTATCTCGAGATAACGCTGTAAGAATTATAACAGATAATGAAAAAAGAATAAGTGATATTGAAAAACAAATAGTCCAAATTTCTATTTATGTTGGTATATTTAGTACAATTATATCTATATTATCTGCAATTCCTATTCCTACATCTGTTCCCCCCGGTATAGGTATTCCTGTAAGTTTAATTACAAAAATAATAATATTATTAGAAAAAGCAAATAAAATAGTAATAGGTTTAAGTGCATTTTTACCAACAATTTTAATTAGTTTAGAAAAAGCTATAAGCATATTAGAAAATTATAAATCACAATTACTAGATATTAATGGTCAAATAGAAGAAGCAGGTGCTACTACAGCTAATAATAACGCGGTATTAGGATTAGGATTTGGAGTTATAGGAAATTATAAAGGATTTACATTAGTATTAAAAGAAGAAGATAATCCTAAATTTATTGTTAGAGGTAATAAACGCCACTATGCCGTTGCTATTAATAAAGACGGTGTCACTGTTGTACAAAGCGATTATTCTTTTACATTAGATCCAAACGACCTAGCAGAACAAATAAAATTAATAATAGACCAACAAAATTTACAAAGCTAAATATTTATCCACATGAACATTAAATTATTTAAAAAACTAATCAAAGAAGCAGTAACTGAGGCTATATATGAAGAATTACCTGAGCTTATTGAAGAAGCGCTAGTTAAACATAATAAAAAAAGTCAATTAACTGAAAACAAAACAATGAGTTTTACTTCTAATAGTATACCATTAGCTGGTGACGTTCGTAACCAATTAGCATCTAAAATGGGAGCTCAATTTGGTTTTAACCAACCTCAACAAGCATCATCACTTACCGAATTAAAAGTCATTGATAATGTAGACGAAAATACAGGAGAAAAAGTTAATCCATTTTTAGCATTTTTAGCAGATTCAGCAAATAATATGACTCCTCAAGAAAGAGCAGGATTAAAAAGACTAGACTAAGATGCCTATACCTCAAATAGTACGTGTTAACCCATTAGATTTGCAAAAAAATATTGCAATTGGAATATCACTACCTTTTAATGGTCCTGCTGGGCCTTTTAATAAAACATATAGTACTCAAGATCAAATTAAATCTAATTTAATTCATTTATTACTTACTGATAAGGGTGAAAGAGTATTTAATCCGGAATTTGGAATGGATCTTAAAAAAGTATTATTTGAAGGTATAACAGATGATACTGAAACCATAATTAAAGATTTAATTATAACTAATACTAACTATTTTATACCCGGTGTAAGAATACAAAATATAATAATTAACCCAGATGTAAATCATAATTCTATATCTGTTACAGTTAATTACTCATTACCTATTTCGGGTAAATCCGACCAAATAACAGTACAATTTATATAAAATGACAACAGATAATAGAGTATCTTATTTAAATAAAACATTTAGTGATTTTAAAAATAATCTTTTAAATTACACTAAAATATATTTTCCTAATAATTATAATGATTTTACGGATGCTAATCCTGGATCATTATTTATTGATTTAGCTTCATATGTAGGAGATGTCTCGTCATTTTATCTTGATACTCAAGTACAAGAAAACTTTTTATTGTATGCTAAAGAGAAAGAAAGTTTATATGCTTTATCTTATATGTTAGGTTATCGCCCTCAAGTTTCACATGCTGCTAATGTTTCATTAGATATATATCAATTAATACCTTCTGTACTTAGTGGTAGTGTTAATGTACCTAATTATACTTACGGTTTAGTTATTCCTCAAAATACCAATGTAACATCTACTAGTACTGGAATTAATTTTTTAACTACTGCTAAAGTAGATTTTACAGATATTGCTAATAATACTGTTACTTTTGTAAATTCAAATTATTTCTTATTAAAAAGATCAGTTACTGCTATCTCAGCTCAGATTAAATCTATAACTCTCCCATTTAGTTCAGCTCAGAAATTTCAAACATCAACTATTACAGATGATAATATATTACAAATATTAGACGCTACTGATATTAATACTAATAAATGGTATGAAGTACCTTATTTAGCTCAAAATACAATATTAACTACAACTACTAATTCAACATCGGGTAGTGATGGTGTACCTTATTTAGTTAATTATCAAAAAGTACCCCGTCGTTATGTATCTAGATTTTTATCAGATAATACATTACAATTAGAATTCGGAGCCGGTTTATCTAATTCAAGAGATAATACTATATTACCTACTCCTGATAATATTAATTTAGGCTTAGTACCTGGTATTTCAACTTTAACAAATAACTTTAACGTAGCTTCTACATTCTTTACACAAGAATATGGAATAGCTCCAAGTAGTACTATAGTAGTTAGATATCTTACTGGAGGAGGAGTAACATCTAATGTTGCTTCTAATGATTTAACTATTATTAATAATACTTCAGCTTATTTTCCTAGTGGAGTAAGTGATAGTGTAGCAAATCAAGTATTAGCTAGTGTTGCTTCTAATAATCCAACTGCAGCGGCTGGTGGTAGAGGTGGAGATGAAATTGAAGAAATACGTAATAATGCATTATATGCATATCAATCTCAATTAAGAGCAGTAACTAGAGAAGATTATATTGTTAGAGCATTATCCTTACCTTCTAACTATGGTAGTATAGCTAAAGTATATGTTACACAAGATATGGCGCGTGAAGTTTTAAGTACACCAACTGTATCAAATACAACATATAATAATCCCTTATCATTAGATATGTACATATTAGGATATAATTCTAATAAACAACTTACTACAGCTTCTAATACATTAAAATCTAATTTAATAACCTATCTAAATCAATATAGAATGGTTACTGATGCTATTAATATTAAAGATGCTTATTATATTAATATAGGTATTAACTTTGATGTTAAAATACAAAGAGGATATAGTAGTAGTACTGTAATAACTAACTGCATTACTGCTTTAAAAGATTTTTTTAATATTAATAACTGGGCTATAAACCAACCTATTATTATATCTGATATAACATCTACATTACTGCAAATAAATGGAGTACAATCAGTAGTTAAAATATATATAACAAATAAACAAGATAATGCAGGTACAACTTATTCTCAATATGCATATGATATTATAGGGGCTACTAAACAAGATACTATTTAT